AGCATAGTCATTACTGTTCCTTGTCTTGCACCTGCTATAGCCCATATACCATTCTCAACATCACTTCCTACGTTATGCCATACGCTGAGATGATCCAAATTTCTATCATGTGCTTTTTGTTTAAAGTCTGCTGGACTAGGCTTTGTTCCTCTATCTAAACACATCTTAACACCTTCACGGAATCCTGCACGCCAAGCCTGGAAAGGAGTTGCATTAGGATAGGTAGTTGAATAGCAGTCGTGCATTGCCCAATAGTTTTCATAAAAGCAAAACTCCACATCATTGGCTTCATCACCATCTGTATTCTCGTGAGTTTTCATATTGTAAATAAACTCTTTTGTCCAACAACTTAATCCACCGTTGCCGTACTGTAATCCGTTTATGTTATTCTTGGCTTTCCAACGGAATACACAATCTTGATTGTCGTCATCTAATACTAACTGTTGATTAAAGAACTCTGTGTCGGGTAAGTTATCACCGTCTATTAGAATAAATCTATCTGTAGTGCTAGAATCAGCCGCGGCTTTGTGTGCGGCATCACTGCCTTTAACTCCGTCGACACGAGTTGCCCAAGGAACCATATTGGAAATTTTAATCCAAAACTCTTCTTTTTTAGGTTCGTCGTAGCTGAGGTAAACACAATCTAAATCAGCTATATCAACTATTTTCTTCATAGTATTCCACATTGTTGTATGTTTCTTTTTCCAACAAGACACCTGCATGATTTTTGACCACTTGATATCCTTTATTGCTACTCTTTAATTGTACACGATATCCGGTTGGTAAGTCAATAATTTTGGGCTTACCGTCAACTATTTTATAGTCTCGGGTATCAAAATAAACAGTTTCGTCTACTACAATATACTGGGTATTCTCTGGATGATTTTGTAGCGTCTGCATGTAGATAAAACCAGTATGGTCATAGTGTAATCTATATTCGACAGCCTCTTCAATGATCTCTGGCCATTGTTTCATAGCTTGATCTAGTTCTTGTTGTGTAAACATTCTTTATACCTTTCAATTATTTCGTCAGTGAGCCAGTTTTTATCTTGATAGTGTACAGGATGATATTGATTAACATTGTTAATACGTATCATTGGAAGATCTATTTCTGTCATTATCATTTCAGTCCAAGATTTATCATCAGGCCAGTCATTGATTGCATTTTTCATATGAGTAAAGTTGATAAAATCACAATCAGGCAATGTACATAGTTCAACTCCTAGTGTCTTTGCCGCGATGGCATAAACTACGTCAGTTGATGCTTCTTCATAACTAAACCCTTTTAGTATATTTTCTTTAACTGTTTCCCATTGTTTAAATACTTGTTCTGCTATTTCAAAAAATTCACTAGCAGTTTCGCTATAACGAAAGTACATTAGTCCGTTGTAAACATCCGGCAATTGATTAGCATCAAATATTTTTCTATACACTCTCGACTTGGCTTGTTCACCTTTAAAATTTCGTGTACCTAGACTTAACACTATGTCGCGTAGCCTAAATGCGTGCCACCAATGTTCTATACTGCGTGTAAACAAGATATCGCTTTCTACTTTTATTGTTTCTTTGTAAGGACTTAGATTAAACACTTGCCATTCATTGGCTAACTTCCACTCATCTTGTTTGGCATAGTCCTTGTCTAGAACTTGAACATGATCAAACACTAGTCTTTGCTCGTCTGTGATTTGTTTGTTAGTGTCTTGATCAACAATAACACAATATTGACTACCAGGCATAGTTAACTTAATACTCATGGCCTGTGCGTATGCTAGTCGTAGATAGTCTACTCCGTCTGTGTTCTGTGCTATAGTTAAAAATCCTCTATCTATTGACATATGTCATCCAACAGTTTTTGATGGCTATCACCTAATAGATAATCTTTATCCATGATGTGTAAATTCTGTCTTGTTATTATGTATGCCTTGCTATCTTCTCTCACTATCAGTTTGTTGTTTTGTGTTTCAATCTTTTTGACTGCATGGTCGATAGTTAACATACGCCAAGGTATGCCTGGACTGGCGTGATATCCTGAAAGAATGTTATCGGCTATAGCAAAAGCATAATCATTACGGAAGTTATTTTCTCTTAAGTGGTATAATTTTACGTAGTATTCGTAGTTCCTTTGTATCCTACCAACTAAATTGAATAACTGTTTGGCTTTTTGGGTTTTTTTAAATACTATCGCAGTTGCCCAGACAAATGCTAAACTCAATACACCCATATCTCCGTCTTGGCTATGTGTTGGTGATTGGTTGTTTGACATTATTTTATAATCGTCAACAGTATCTAAAATCTTAATCAAGCTGTTGTCAAATATCAAATAGTCACTGTCTAACAATAAAGTTTCATCATAAGGACTAAGTTCATAAGCACGATATCTATCACCATTAAACCATTGGCTACCGTTTTTATATCCTATCCTCACATTGGTTTGAGGACTCTGCATATCAGTTATAATAGTTACAGGTAGTTTTAGATTATGTTCAATCAACCGTGAGGCACGTTCTGCGATTTTAACGTAGTCAACACTGTCAGTGTTGTAGGCAAATAATAAAACGCCTCTAGACTTTGCGTTGTCGTTTAAGTTCTGCATACTCAATATGCCACGTATTCATCACTGAGTGATAATGTTCTTGGCATTTAGTTAGAAACTCTTGTCTATTGACGGGGATTGGATTGTTGTATGTGTCTTCTATAAATAGTTCTTCGTCATTCCATGTTGAAAGGAATGCTATCAGTTCAACAGAAACTAAAAATAAACCACCGTTGTGTGCTACGTGCAAGTCTGTCTTAATCTTTTCACGTAAAATTTGTTTATTAGTCTGAAAATCTGTTGCCTGCTTGATTTGTTCTACTAGTTCATTGATTTCGCTCATACTACTATTTATCGGCCATTAGTTTGGGTCAAAAAAAAGCACCCCTTAAGGTGCTTTTAATGTGTGTTTTATTATGCTAACGCAGGTGTCGGTGTGCCTGCGGCATTAGCCAAATAAGTTGTTGAAGGATACTGTATATCCACTCTGTGACGTAAGCCCATTGAGATAGTGTCGTCCCAAGTTTTGTTAGCAACTGCTAGATTTAATCTAAATCTAACTACATTTCCTTTAGCACCTCTGGTTGTGGCTCCTGCGTAGTATACATATAATCTGGCCTGACTGGCAGTGTATGACGAAGTAGTATCAGTTACTCTAATTAATAATTGTTCACTGGTAGTAAGATCGTAATAACCAATCGATGTAGTATTGGTGTTTAGTGTAATACCTGAACCAGTACGCCCACCGTTGTCTGTAGTTCTAAAGTTAACACCACCAATACCGTTAACTATACGTGTCACTGAGTTTTCACTACCACTGCCGCCACTACTGTATGTGCTTACTCTATATTGTAGTTCACCACCTGCGTTAAAGAAGTATCTGGCCGCGTCTGACGAAGAAAATGTCACTGTTACGTCATAGTTTGTACTAAGAGATAGCCCACTAGTTGAACTTATTGTTTCGTTTAAGTTACTACCTGTTGTTTTTGTACCCACAGCGTGATGTGTCAAATAAGTACTATTAATTTGGTCAACTGCTGTTGAGACATTACTAAAAGCGGCAACAGTTGCTCCAGCAACGATACCAATGTTTGATCCATTTGCTAATTGTGTCTGGGACTGGTGTCCTAATGATTTATTTAAATGATAGACAAAGCCACTCCACTGTGCCGCTGTGACTTCATTGGTTGCAGAAACTGTACTGAATGCACTAACATCCTGTCCATAGCCTTTTTGGCCTTCACCAACTCCCCAAATTATAGCGAGGTTATTAACTGCTTCAGTGTAAGTACCACTGGTGTTACCTCCCCATGTCAACCAGTTGTAGTCCTGGGCTTGTATAGTTCCTCCGGATGTGTATGCCATGTTTCTATCTTCCTAAATAAATTTAATTAACTGCTTATCTTAACGATAGCTTCTACTGTGCCTTCTTCTTCTGTGTTCTTATTGCCTAGTGCTCTACCAATAACATTGAATGCTGTAATTTCATCTCTGGTGGCTGATCTAGCTAAGCCGTTACCAGCTGAAACTAAACGATCACCTTTTTCTACTGCACCAATTACTCTGACAGGTACTCGTCCGCCCATTGCTATCGGTGGATGTGTTTGATTATTACCAGCTGACCCATTCATTAAGAATCCAGCACGTGTACTAATTACACCAAATACTTTATCACTTAAATCTTTCATGGCCGCTGTTATTTCTTTTACTCCACCAAGTTCAACAACTGTTCCTGGTGAGTAAGAATCATCTGCTTCAAAACGCTCAGCCAAATCCGCATATTCTGCAGTAATAGCAGTACCACGGAATGTTTTTGCAAACACGTTAGCAAAATTGTTAGTACTAGAGCCAAGTTCAATAGTGTTACCAGCTGTTGGAAGAGCCTGTGCCGCTATCGTTGTTACTCCGTTTAATTGTAATGTTGAGCTACATGTAGCCGCACCACTTAATGTGGTTACACCTGTAACTTGGAAATCATTTGATGTTGTAACTTTAGCAGTTGACCCTGTAATACCAATTGCTTTGGTACTTACGCCACCTTTATTAACAAATAAATTTAAATCTTTATTACTTGTACCATTGACTGCATTAATATCGCCACTGCTTGAAGAAATTGTTAAATCACTTCCGACCAACAACTGTCCAACAGTTAATGCATATGACGTACTTGCCGCTTGATCGCTACGTAAAAACTGACTAGCTGTAACACCCGACAAAGTTGATGCATTAGTTACTGTACCAGTAAATACCGCTCCCGATATTGATGAACTCAAATTAAAACCTGGAACTACTGTAGTAAATCCTGAAATTCCAACAGCCGGAGTAAATGTTGCATCTTTACTCAATATCGCTGTGACTGTGTTACTAATAAAAAACTTAACAACTACATGACTTGCCGCTCCGCTGTCTAATATTGTTTCAACAACTGCACCTGATGTACCTGATGAAGTTGTATAGCTAGGTCCAACTGTTATAAAAGCACTTCCGCTCCACACCTTTAACTGTGCATTAGCTGAGTCATACCATAAATCACCAGTGATTGGGCTTGCTGGTTGTGTAGTGCCACTTGCTGAACTTGAAACAGGTTTCCACAGACTGCCAGTATAAACTTTTAATACAGAATCTGTACTGTCATACCAAAGTTGTCCTGCTAACGGTTTGGTAGGTGCTGATGAATTATTAAAATTTTCTAATAGTTTAACGTAGTTTTCATTTAAGAAAATACCATAACCAGCATAGTTTTTACCAATTAAGGTTAAACTAGTTGCTGAGCTATTGACGGTTCCATCTGTAACCGAAGCTAACGTTGATCCAGCTGTTGTAGTAATTGTATATGCCATTTGTTAGTACCTAATTATATAATGTTATTTATCTTTAATCTTATGCTTCGCGTTGGAACCAAATATCGCCATCATTTGAACCTACATCATTAACTCCAGCATTCGGAGCCGCTGTGCTTACCCATTTAGCACTTCTATGTGAGCTATTGCCCCACCAAGTTGTTGCTGTTTTAGCAAACTGTGTTGTTGCTACTCTTGCATTACCAGTACCATTGTATGTGTCTGGTTGTGTTATTGCTGTAGCACCGTTTTGTAAATTTATTCCACTTGTGCCTGCTGTATATGTAGTATATCCACCGACAACTAGATTAGCCGAAGTTGCACCAACCCAGCTATGTGATGTCCCTGAATAAATCTTATATTCATAAACACCTGAATTGTTTTTGACCCATTGTGTAGTAGCAACTGTAGTATCTGCAACACCAACAGCTTGCGTGGGAGCAGTTAGATTACCAGTAAATGCACCAGTGCCAGTGACTGCTAAAGTACCACCAATTGTGGCATTAGTTCCGATTGCCGCTGTGGTTGATGTTGTTACTCCGACAAATCTTGACAAGCCAGCCGCGGCATCGATACTTAATACACTTGTGTCTGTTCCGCCAACATTTGCAAAAAAGTTGATGTCTCCATTTGTTTTTGTATTTCTAATAGTTGCATTGCCTGTTGAATCTGTAGCTACTGTAATGTTGCTATCCAACCCAACAGTTAAATTAGCTACAGTTATTGCTCCTGTAGCAGTATCGTTTATATCACTACGTAAATAACTTGTCGATGGTGCTCCACCTAGGTATGATGAGTTGTTTGCTAATCCCCAGAATGTACCACTAGCTACATTAGTATTAGCATTGATACCTGTTTTAATTGTTGCAAATCCACTAATTGCAGGTAGTGGAGTAAAATCTGCATCTAAACTGATAATTTCTGTTCTTGCATTATTTAATTTTACACTTAGTACCTGGTGTGTAGCTGACGCATCGTCAGTAATCTCTTCCCACAGAGCACCACTACCGTTTCTCTGAGGTCCAACTAAGACCCAACTAGTCCCGTCATATACATAAAGTTGTTTGTTAGTAGTGTCAAACCATAAATCACCTGCTATACTATTAGCTGGTGCTGAACTTGAAGCTGTTGCATTAGATATAACTTTAAATGCTGTCCCGGTATAAACGTTTAGTCTACTAGTACCAGTGTCCCACCATAGCTGTCCTGCCAGAGGATTGCTTGGACTTGACGATTTCGCAAAATTCTCTACTAGACCAACCAGGTCGTTAGCAATAAATTGTCCATAGTTACTATAATTACGTCCAATCAATGTTAAGCTAGTAAAACTAGTATTAATAGTTCCGTCTGTTATAGTACCTAGCGAAGTCCCGTCTGTTTTAGTTATGGTGTAAGCCATTTCCTTTTCCTAAATTATATGTCTATGTTAAATTTGTTAATGTCTGTATTCTTACAGTGTAATCAATCTGTATCAACCTGTTCAATGATTTTTGCACTGGACTAAAAATCACATGTGTTAATAATTTTCCAAGTCCTACTCCACTTGAACTGTAGCCTTTAAGTCCTAGCTCATCAAATACAAAATCACCGTTCAGTGTTTGACTATTATCAAAAACAGCTTGCCCACTGGGCTCACCGTAATCTAATAAACAGCTAATCACGATATCAGTATAAATTAACCCTGGAGTATGAATAACCTCTATCTTGTTTCTAGTAGGATCAGCATTTGCTGAATTTGTATTATCTACTATCTTGTAGTACTGTGGACTGTATAAATCTGCATTTTGCACATTAGTATTTGTAGGTAGATATGTAATAACACCGGTTGGGTCAACAGTGGTACCACCGTTGCCAAAATGCATCTCAGTGATGAATTGACTGTCTTTGTTACCTACATTAAGTGCCAATGCTTCACTCATATTTTCATAGTGAATAGCATTGCGTTTATCTACATAAACTTCATCTGAATCAGGGTCAAATATTTTAATATGCCCTTGTAGAAGTATTCCACTTTTTTCATCAGGTTGCTTGTTTTTTGTTTGATTATCCATAGAATCTTCTTGCTTCTTATTGTCCATATGCTTATTTATCGCCTATAATCGTCCAACAACTACTTCTATAATGCCGTCGGCTCCTTGATGTTCTTGCAATGCTTTTCCAATAACAGTGCCAAATTGTGGATTATTTGTTGCTTTAGCTTTACCGTTACCTGCTGAAACTAGCATGTCTCCTTTTTGTATTGTTCCTTCAACCTTACACGGAACTCTTCCTTGTAATGCTATCATTACTACATGGTCTGCTACAAGATCATCATTCATTTTAAATGCTGGTTGTGTTGAAACTATTCCTGCTACTCTAACAGTTTCATCTGAAGCTAGTGTGACTTCATATTCTCCACCAAACTCTAATACTGTTCCTGAGTCGTAGTCGGTATCTGACACATATTTTTCTGCCAAATCAGCGTATTGTGCTGAAGTAGATTGCCCATATATCACTGCAAATCTATTTCCTGTTTGTCCAATATCACCTACTCCATTGGACCCATTTTTGGTAACACTCGGAACAGTAAGTGTGGTAAATGTTCCAGTACTTGCTACTGCATTTCCGACCGGTGTTGAATTTAATGCTGAGAATTGTGCCTGGCCACCTATTACATTTCCAGTAAATGTTCCTGTCGCACCTGCAACAGTGCCAGTTACTGTTGCGGCACCCGCATTTACTATAGCACCACTAACATTAGCTGATGTATTAATAGGCACACTTGCCGCCACTAAGAATGTTGCTGTGTTAACATTACTATAACCGCCAGCCGCGATCACTTCTTGATCAACATAACCTTTCATTCCAACATTGGCTTGTGTTACTGTTGCATTTGTAAATCCTATCTGCCCAATGTTAGCAGTTGTAACTTTGTTGTCGGTGTAACCTATCTGCCCAATGTTAGCTGTTGTAACTTTGTTGTCGGTGTAGCCTATCTGACCAAGGTTGGCAGTTAGTACTTTATTATCTGTATAACCTATCTGACCGATATTGGCTGTTGTAACTCTATCGTTAGTATAACCAATTTGTCCGATATTTGCTACCGATACTTTGTTATCTGTATAACCTATTTGCCCAACGTTTGATATATTAATTTGTTGTCCTATATACCCAATAGTCCCAATATTAGATATATTAATTTGGTTGAGAGTATAACCTATCTGACCAATGTTAGCAGTTGTAACTTTGTTATCTGTATAGCCTATTTGCCCAATATTTGCTGTTACTATGCCAGCAGTAACAATAGTATTTGCTACAGTAACTAAATTAAGTGTGTACCCTATTTGTCCTATATTAGCTGTGTTTACTCTAGATGTTATAACACTATCTTGAACTGTGTTAGCAAAATCAACATAACCCTTCATGGCAACGTTGGCTGTTGAAACTTTATTGTCAGTGTAACCTATCTGACCAATGTTAGCAGTTGTAACTTTGTTGTCGGTATACCCAATTTGTCCAATATTAGCTGTAACTATAGCTACCTCAGTATTATATATTGCAGTCGCTTGTGCTGTTGTGTTTGATATTAAATCTGTAATCTCAGTTGGTATAGTACCAAGCACATAAGTTTTTAAAGCACTTGACGTTGACTTTACTGTTGAAAATGTGTTCCCAGCAGTTTCAACAACAGGGATAAAGACAGAGTCTGTATACGCTGTTAAATTTGCTAGTTCACTTATTTTAATTGCCATAATTTCTTATCCTATGTACACTATTTATTCCGTTGTAATTACGTCGGCTAAATCCTCAGTTATGAGAGCATCAGTTCCGAGTTCTGTTGTCATTGTTTCGCCAGGTAGTTCAGCTATTTCTGCTTCACGATCAGCGGCCTGTTCTTTCAAGAACAGTATTTGTTCTGTAGTTCCACCATTGAATCCTGTTCCGTCGGCGGCTGTTCCTGTTCCTGGATTTTGCCAAGTGTTTGATGTAACAAGAGTTGTTCCTGCTAGAATAGTTCTTACATAAGCATTTCCGACTGTTAGGTTACTAGCTAAAGTAACATTTCCAAACCCACTGTTTGGTACTTTCTGTGTTCTGTCGCTACCGTCAACAACACTAGTTCCATTTTGAATCACATTTGTTATTGCTGTTTGCCAAGTTCCCCGTCTTATCTGACCTATTGCATTGGCAGAGAATATAGCTCTAACATTAGCAGTATCAAATACTGCATTAGCACTAACGTTTGCTGTAGTTACATAAACATTGCTATCATATCTAATAACAGCAGTATTGCCGTAGGCAGTGTTTGCTGTCCAATTAACTACTTCTGCACTATAGTTTCTCCAGAAGTGTATCCTTTCTCCATTAATGTATACCACACCTGGATCATTGAGTGCTCGATTAGGAGTAGATAGTACACTAGCATCAGTTACAAAAATTTCAGTATCGTCTCTGGCAACTTCTTGAGCAGTCGTTGTACTAAAGTTATCAGCGATCCTTAAGAAGTCTGTTGTACCATCTGCATAAGTTTGTATTCTGTAGCCGACTGTAAGATTAGCGTTTGCATACGTATCAATATTTGCTGTAAATATTTTCATATTCAATGTATCAAATACTATTCCTGGGACTAGCTCTTCTGGAGCATGACTCGACCAACGATCAACATACTCACCACCGTCTACATTAATATCTTCTGGCCTACTTCCCAATGCAGTGTCTGTGTAAGTACTACGTATGATAGTATCAACAGCATATTGACTAAGAACTTCGTTACCATCTTCATCGTAGTCTACAGCGTCAAACACTGTCGAGTCATATGGATTACTTAAAGAACTTATAAAGTCAACGGCTGTTGGATATACTGATTTCCACACCCCGTCAACTCTGATATTACCGTTAGTAATTGATGTGTCACTTAACACAAAGTCTGCTGTTGATTTTATAGTACCTTGTACTTTAACTGCTGACCATACTTTGGTTACAGATAAATTAGCATCTAGCACAGGGTGTTCAACTTGTGTAGTCAATGCTATAGTACTTGACAATGGTAAAATACTAACATTAGACCATGTACTAGTATTCGCCGCAAACACATTACTGCTTAGAAGTGTACCACCATTGATAAACAAATTTCCTGTGTCATTGAAAGTAAAATCGTTGTTCTTAATAAAGTAACCCGATGCAGAACTATCTATATTACCTTGTATTGTTCCGAGAGCATTACCGTACACTGTGGCATTTGCACCAGTGCTTGGTTGAGTAATATGATCTCCAATGTTAGCAGTGAACACATTATAGTATGGATATATAGCTACGTCACCGTCTACAGTAAACGGATGGCTAGCTACAAAGTTTACTAGTACGTCAGCTTCGGGCTGTATGATTATATTACCTGTATGACCAGATACTAAACCGTGACTACCACTAAACGTAATGTTAGCTACAATGTCTCCACCTATACCTGGTTGTTGGTTAAAGTTTAATCCTTGTACTTGCACTCCAGGATATTCAATACCTGGGATAAGTTGATTTAGATCTTTTGCCTCCATATCCGACTGTGGACTATAGTATGCCATGATACGATCGTTAGCATTTTTAAAATCGGCCGCTGGATAAACTGTATAGTTGTCAAGCACAAATGTATCACCAGTGGTTACATTTGCTGTTACCTGGTAACCAACATTTCCAAAACTAACAATAGTATTAGCTTGGAAGAATGTGTTTGTTTGCCATGGTTGAACTTCTGTACTATATGTGATTCTGTCAAACTTTAATGTACTATCAAAAGTTCTTATTTTGTTATTTTTTAATACAGGATAAGCTGTTGCTAGTATTCCTTGCTCTGTTGACGTAGTAAATCCAAAGCTAATTGCTGTGTTAGTAAATGCACTAGTATTAGCTGTAGTCATAGTAATTTCTAAATTACCACGATCAATATTTTCTATAATAGTATTTGCGGCAAACCCTACATTAGCGGCCATACCAACAAACAATCCAATGGTTGAATTAACAGTATATGTATTTGATTGTATATTTGCGTTACCACCAATTACAGTAACATTACTAACAGTTGTTCCGTTGATTGTCACTGTCGGAGTTGATGTGTAGTCTTGCCCTTCGGTCACTACAGTTATTGCAGTTACACTACCAGTATCTCCATTTATAGTCGCTGTAGCAGTTGCTTGTATATTACTTCCGCCACCTGATACGGTTACTGTAGGTGCACTAGTGTATCCACTGCCCACATTGCTTACGATTATACTATCAACAACAAATGTTCTATTATTATACCAGTTTGGATAATCAATATTAACTAGCCCGCCATTGTTAGGAAGATAACCGGTACTCCATAATTGAGTATCTTTGGTAATGTACTCTCCGTTTGGTGATCGGAAAGTTTCTAGGTCTTGATCATAGTAAGGTGCAAGATCAAAATCAGTTATGTCACCGCCGAACGGATCGTCACTGGTATAGTTTGTTAAATATTCTCGTATTTTAGTTCTATATGGTTTTACTTCTTCTATATAATTTTCATAATAAGTTAAATTATCTTTAACGTAGTTAGCTGGTTGTCCTAGTGTTCGAAGATATTGTGTTACACTAATGAAACTAGATTTGAATATCCAATCTACACTTAGTTGTTCAGTGAATAGGTAGTTAACCATTACAAAGAATAGTTCATTGAATTGTCCTTGTAACTCTCCAATGAATATATCATTCCTTAATGCATTTATAATATATCTTGTTTCAATATTTGGACTTTGGTCAAGTCGACCATCATCATATCCTTGGTTACTGTAACCAATTTCATTATCAGCAAAATCGCCTAAACTTTCATTTAACTGTATTGTTCCGTTTTCAATACCAACAACTTCATAACTACCTGTACTAGTTACAGTAAGCAGGTTCCACCCACCTCCTGTGCTTGTTGTTACTTTAACCTTAATTTCGTCACCGACACTTGCTGACAATCTTAGTGCATCAGGTAAAGTATCAACCACATACTCAATAACTTCGTTACTGTCATAACCTTCGGCGTACCAATCGACATACGACCAATACAGACTAGTTTTATAACTTTGTATTCTCAGTAATTCCCAGGACTTATCACTTGCAAGCTCGTATAAAGTCCATAGATTATCCTCTGCTGTATTTTGTTTTACTAAAACTTTATACCCGGTGGATAAGATATCTGTGTTTATATATGGTAACTCTATTTCAGTTTCGATAGCAAGATCATATTCATTTAATTTAATATTAGGTTCAGCCTCTTGACTAAGCATATTAGTTAAATCATACTGTCTTGCTATAGGTTTGGTAATTAGTATAGCATTAACATGAGTAATTAAATCACTCATTGCTTTTAATCTATCAATGAATATTGTTTGTCTTGGGCGAACATCAATACCGTATCTATCAGCTGGGCTTAGTGTAGGATCTGGTACTGATCTTCCATCAGCATCTATACCTGCAAGACTGTCTATCATTTTATTAACAATTTTGTTTGGTATTAAATCAACTGGATTTCCTTCTTGTATCAATTCGTATTCAGAATGTATAAGACTTGAATTCTTTAGTATGTCATAATCAAGATGTAATATAGTATTTGAAGCTGACAGATATTCAGACACATTATAAACTATAATACTATTGTTTTGTATAATTGCTGAATAACCAATGCCTTGTGATTTAGGATTTGTTATGTAGTCTGATATCGTTTGTATACTTAAATTTCTATTTTCGTCAATACCTGTTATGCTAGTTTTACCAATGACCCAGAAGTAATAGACACTTTCGATAATGTTTGTTGTAGGATTAACTTTAGATATCTCAACATAGTTACTATCGTCAGCATATTTAGGTACACCATCAAATCCAGCAGTAACATATGCACTAGGTAATACTGAACTCTCTACCCACTCGCATATTTCTACTATACTCCCTGGGAATAATCTACCCCAGTTAATACTACGATATTCTAAACTTCCTTGTTCATAATCAATAAAGCGTACTTGTTCTAAGTTCCACCAAACTTGATTTACTTGTGCTTCGTTCCAATTAAAGGCTGAGTTAGCATTTTCTCCGCGATTATAAACAGCAGGGTCATATTCTGTCTTAAAGCTAATTTCTTGATCTGCTACACCTAATATTTTACCTTTTGCTGGATCAATAAATTCTAAATTAGTTAATATAGTATCAGTTAGCTTACTGTATAAGAATATTCTATTAACGGTGTCAACATCAACTCTAGGCTGTTGATATCTAATTAAATTCCAACCTCTTGTCATTTCTGGATCAGAGAATATGTAAACACTGCCTGTGTCTAGTCCTTGTGTGTCATCTCCGGGAGCAGACACTATAATCTCTCCGCCCATAACATCTATGGCGGCGCCAAATCTATCACCCGAATTTAATCTATCTGTTGGAGTTTGCACATTACCATCTAGGTCTGGAACTATCAATTGCTGAGCAAATGCATACCTGCCTGGATTTTCTACTTCGTCTCTAGGATCATCATATAACTCATAAACGTAAGTACTGCCACTACCAACGATATCATCTGTAAAGATTGTACTATCATCATCTAATGTTAATGTATCAGTATCTATTGTAAGTGGACTCTTAGTAGTACCACGTTCACTACCAATCACTAACATGTAAGCATTTTGTGCCAGCACCACTTTGTTACCAAAGTATTCACCTTGGGTGTTATATGGACTTACTATGATTTGCATAAATGCAAACACTTTGATGCCAGCATCCACTAACACACCGTTATCACTTCCTGACAGTATCCTTAATAAATTCTTGGCCACAGTTGAGTCTGTGTCTAATTTAAGATATCCATCTTCGTTACTAGCTACTAGTCCAACAATTTCGGCTGAATTAATATCGTTAACTAAACTGTCTAGTGTTGTTCCTGTAACTGTTATTTCAAAGTTATCTAAGCGTATAGTGTCGCCTGGTGTAAATGTTGGATTTTGTATATCACCGGTATTAGTTCCATACAGTCTGCCTCTATTATGGAATTTCCATACTGCACCTGTATTGTAAGCTGTTCCATTATTATAATATGGTGCCCCTACATAAATCGCACAGTTGTTTGAACAAATAGTTAAATCAGTACCAAATGCCGCACCTTCTTGTATTGCATCAGTTCCACCTACTAGGCTATCAATACCTGTTAACTCTTCTAGTAAATTAAATTCGTTTGTTTCAATATAAACAACTTTGCCTATAGCAGGAGGGTTAATAAATGTTAATGTGGTTCCACCAATAGTGGGCGGAATATAATCTTCAACAGTGACCCCGTCAATTTGTACTTTGTGTACCAAATCAATAGTTCCTGTTGTTGTATACGTTATTGATCCTGTAGTCTTAAATGCTTCAATTACTCTATCGTATACGTAAACAGCACCAGCACCTTGGATCCATTCGCCATCTACAAAAACATTAGCATCTGGAGCGCCAACACCAAGTTGGGCACCATCGAGACTTGAGTCCATAGAAGAACCAAAGGAACTACCTGTTTCACCTTGTATAGTATTTGATAATACATAGTAAGGTGCTTGTGTTATTACATAAGTATCCTGTGATAAGTTACCAGTGAACGTAATTACATTTCCACTAAGTGTATAATCTAGTTCTGGAATAAATGTTCTGTTTGAATTCCTAACCAATAATGAATCAGCTTGTCCGGACACTGTTGGGGTAAATGATGTTCTAATATTACTAATATTAGATACACTGTAAAGATTGGTCGCATATAGACCTGAGTCAATCGAATTAATACTTACATTTGCATTGGCATTTCCGGTGTCAAATCCAACGCCAGGGGCAACTACAATATTTGAGCCCCAGCTTGATCCAACAAATGTATTGCCAGACGAAATAACTTCAGCATTTGCACCTGTTATAGGATATGTAATTCTATCTCCTGGGAACGTTGCTGTGTTTGAATTAAGTCTTAAAGTGTTGCGATTATTAATCGACACCGTATCTTTTTCTTTTGATACGTGTGTGTTTAATCCGTAAACATATACTCTGTCATTGCCTGGAGCACCTACATATAGCCAATCACCATATTCACTTAGTGATACACTAGATCCAAATCTATCTCCTGTGGCTGTAAGATTTTTACTCCATATTATTTGTGGCTCTTCAAACTCTGTAGTTCCGGCTGGTCTATTATAAAGATAAACTAGTCCTATATTCCCGTAACTGCCCGGGGCACCAACAACAACTTTTTCAACTGCTTGGTCAACACAGCTACCATATTCTCTTGTGGTCACTTGTGCGTTACCAGATTTGGGTATTAAAGAAGTGGCTACTAGTAAATTACCTGCATAGTCTTTATTGAAGACATTAACTTTTCCGGTTACTTCTTCAGTACCACCGCTATAGTAAGGTGTAGTGTTTGCAAAAGGACTTCCTACTGTTGCTAATAATCCGTCATAGCTGAGTTTAACTGCTGTACCAAAGCCATCATTAGCTTTATATTCTGAACTAGACTTTAATAATGTTTCTTTATAATTCCAAGGATTGGTTTTTTCGTATACTTTCCATCCGCCACTGGCTACATCATACGGTTGTCCTTGTTCTACTGTGGTTGCGGCATCTTCATCAATCCATATCTTATCACCTGTGCGCCACCCTTGCTTAGGGTTGGTTAATCCAAAGATTCTTGCATCTTCCATAAATCGGAATCTTAGACTATCTAATACAAACAGTATTCCAAGACCATTGGCTGTGTTTAAGGTATCTAAATTTTCACTGTTGCCAAGATACTGGCATGTAACTCTCTTAAGATCAGGTACACTATATACTTGATAGAAGCCATCAAATTTATCATCAAACCCACGTATTAAAAATATGTTGTCTTTAATGAGACCGTGCTGTTCGCTTGATGTCCAAGTAACATATCCATCTAAAGCATTAGTTAATGTTGTTACTTGATTATCTGATTCAGATACTCTATAGACATTCCAGTTACCAGTGAAGTCTTTAGCAGTCCATATTGAATACCCTGTTCCTATATCATCAGCTAATACGTTTAGTGTTGAGTAATCACTAATATCATATACCGTCGCATCTATGTCATCTATATTAACGTAACCAGCAGTTAATATATCGTTGTCGTAATTACTTGCACTGTCTCTGTTTAATGCAATATTGCCGTTGAATTTAGCACCTTGCTGATCAAAGAATTTATAAAGTTGACTTTGATTAAATACTGTTTCTCCGTTTCCGTCGTTTGCATCATTGGTGCCAACAAATTTTATAGTTGCAGGATTAACTGATATTGCTTTTTCATCAAGAGCTATTTCAACAAAAGGATTACTTGCTATCGCTCCGTATTCTCCTGTACGTATAGCCCACTCTTCATAATAACTAATTTTACTACTCAGTGTATCAAAATCTGCTTTAGACAGTGCATCAATTGCATTCTTTGTGCCTTTTTGTCCGATGTAACCTTTATAAAATTCAATCTGTGTTGTTTCGGTTAGTCCTAGATCGTCTAGATACTGTCTTGGTTTATACCCAATCAATCCGTGACTGTATGCCATTTGATCTTTATCTTTAATCTCGCCATAGCTGTCGTAATAACTTTGTGATTCAACCGCGGTGGTTGAAAAGTTACTAAGTAGTCCTGATTTAATTTCTGATTTGGATATTTGTTTCCATGTTGTAAAATTAAACTCTGTTGCTCCTGGAATATTTGTTAGAGCTACGTAGTATTGATCTTTAAATTCTATTAGTTGACCCTTAAGATAATCAACACCAACTTGCCATTCTGGCACTAGTTCGTCGTTATAAACAAATCCTGGAGCATACAAACTACCGTCCCAAAGATTAGTTTTCTGCCCAATCAACTTTAATCTAAATTGTCTATTACCTAGCTCAGGTCGATATATTACATCATTGAATACTGTGGTATTATCAAATACTAGTACATGTTCGTACTGTACCAAACTTAGTTGAACCAATGCTAGCATATTGTCATCTTGCAGAGTAACACTAAAGTTATTGCTAGTACGAGTAATCTGATAGCCAGTATCTTTTACTATGTTAAAGTTTTGATCTACAACCTTACTTCCGTATTGGCTATCCTCGATCCCGTCAACTATGTTATTTTCTGTAACTACTTTTATACTATTTGTAACAGGACTTAAAACTAATATGCTACCTTCTCTCCAACCTTGTTGGGCCCAGAATAAGAATTCTTTGACACTCAATTTCCAGTCGCGTGTTTCTGCGAGATCACCATCTCTGTCATTGAATGTAAATCCTTGTGCTTTTAGATATCGTTCATAACCTATTAGGAAGTCGACTACTTGCTGTTGTGTTTTAAATTCATATCCGTACGGAACAGTCAGCTTTACATTTTGATAATCATTGAATATCGTTCCTGACTCATCTTGCACGCTGATACTATACGAATTATTGTTGCTGACACTTGGAATAATAGTAAAATAAGGAACATGTAAATCATATCCTCTAACAGTAAATCCATTTGTTGCTTTTTCGACTATAACGGCTGAGTAAGTTATTTTGTCAGTTGGTGCTGACTTATTCAATAGTAGATCATAATTTTCATCTGGAATCATGATACTAGTACTTGTGCTCGACGGTGAGCTCTGTTCTGCTAAAATCTGTAAATACTTCTTATCACTGAAACCTGCCATCTTGTATGCTAATTTTACATTATAGTTTTCTAGCATTGGATTAATTTTAACTGATGGTGTTATCCCGTGACTTCTTAAATAGTCAGCTATCCAGTTCAGATATCCAGCACCTCTATTAATAACAGTTGGTATCAATGGGTCTATGTATCCATTGTATACAATCTCATCCTGTTGCACATGATGTTTGTCAGTTAGTGTTAAGTACTGGTTGACATCAGTATTGTAACGAATATTATAAGTGTCAATGAATCTACCAAAGTAAACTGCAGGCTTCAATACTGCCATAGCCTGCTGTAATACATACGGGTAATCACTACTACTTCTCCACGCCCATTCAGTAGGTCCTAGTTGCCCTATCGACCAACTAGTTGCGGCATCAGTTGAGTTTGATGCTAGAGCTACTACTTTTTCTGGGCTTAATAAGTATCCGTTTTGGTCCACTGGAATAATTTGGCTTAGTCCTGGACGTACATAATTTGTGTCTATACCAACACCCGATCCCATGTCAACCAATGACCGTGGTCCGCCATATATTTTACCAGCTTCTAGATCATCCCATAACAGTTTGTTTCCGCCTGTATATGGGCCTACACCATAACGTTCCTCCCACCAATCAGGTTGCGATGAAAATCCTAACATTTCCCATGGGCGTTGATGCGGGTATATCGTGTCATAATAGTACTGATAAATTGCACGCCAGCTACCAGGTAAATATTCTCGATCTAGTCGATCAACAAATCTTGAGTAGTTCCACGAAAACGGATCATTACTTAAAAATGTATTGTTGGTTGAGAAATCAACTCTGTTCTTTCCTACCCATGTCATGAAGCCCGTTGCCACTGCGTTCCATACTTCAGAATATGTGTAATCGCTATCTCTAAACTTACCAGGTAAAGCTGTTAGTAATTCAGTCTGGTACGTGTTTGTATCAGGTATTTTAATATTGTTGTATATACGTTTTTCTAATTCAAGAAGAAGATTATCTCTATAGTCATCAAATGCTGGAGTAATACTGCCATCATGCCCTCTAATTACTGTTATCGCACTTCTATAAGTATCATCTAAGATTAGTTCAGGTTCAAACTTTGGATACGTTCCTACTTTACTTGGAGTTTCTGGAATATAACATCCGTCAGTGTTTGCATATTCAACTATTGTAATAATATCATCGACTGCAAATGTCACATAGTTCGAATCAAAATCTACTGCTGGTCTTGTAGTATCAAACGAATAGTCTCTTCCTAGTATTAGTTGCGTTCCGTTAAGGTATACCAATACTGCTTGGTTACTTAATGTTGTGCTTGAAAATATACTAGTAATTTCGTAACTTAGTACTAATGGATCAAACACTTTATATGTTATTGTTTCTCGCAACGTTCCGGTTGGAACCATGTCACTATAATGCCACGGAGTTGAAACATTTTTATTAAGATTTATTTGTGCTATGATTGTGTCAACACTAGCAACAGCATCGGCTGAGTCAACTCCAGGAAGTGATACTGCTAGTTCAAGGAACTTGTTTTTAAATTTTGCGTACTCTCTTTGTGCGAATTGTATAGAATCAATGAAGTTTGCTTTTTCGTCAACTAAGAATAGCTCAGCATAAGGTATTGGTGCACTGTGTTGAAGTATACTACCGCCTTGGCCTTTAATTGCAAGATCTCTCAAATTTGATTTTCCAAGTATGTCGCCTACTAGTGCTGTACTATTTTGTCCAAGAGCCACAACATGGTTTCTAACCTGCCCAAGAGTTAATGTCGTTATGTCTGTGTTCTGTGCATTTAGATCTAAATTCAAAGGAACTTGATAGTATGCTTGTTCACTGACCTGTTCACTGTACACTAATACATTTATAATATCACCTACAGCCAATGTAGCTGACACAGTTATTCTATTTGTAGCACTAATGGACCAATGTGTTTGTTTTAATATCTTTTGATTTTGATAAACTTTAACGTAAGGTACAGTGTCTGTAAATCCATGAGTATCTTGTTGTTTAGGGGTAATGTCTAATGCAAAAGGATTATCAGTAGTGGCTGTATATTCGAACTCAAATACCTGATACTGTCTACTAGGTTCATTGACTGTTTGCCAGGTATTTTTAGGTTTGGTTGTTCTGTCAGTTTGTATGTTCTGCAGATAACCGGTGTTTACATTAACTTTTTTAGTTTCTAATCCAACCACATAATTAAATATATCAGTGTTGAAATAATTAGCAAAGAGTATGTCGCCTTGACTACTAAAACTTCTGTAGTTTAATGGGAATCCTAATATCTTGTCATTGGTTCCTGTAGTTCCTCTGTCGTACCCAAATAGTTTTGTTCCTACAAAACTACTACGTGGGTAGTAATCAAGATTACTTAAACTTTTGCCTGCAGTATCATAAACATCAAACAAAGGATCTTGTTGTGTACCTGTTTTTTGTTGTGCTAGTTTCCATTCAGTTCCGTTATACCAGTAAGAATGCCCTTTAGATGCACCTAGCCCAACTACGACTGAATCCCATTCTTGACCATCACCATCATCGGCTTTTGTTAATTTGATATGGAATGTGCCTTCTGGAACTCCTTCTGCATCAACTTCATATTGAACTAGATTAAGATTATATATTTTATTTCTTACTAAAGGATCATTATCATTGGCAAATAAAACTCTCATGCCGTCAAACAATGTAACTCCAAAAGCAGTTGTTAATACTTTTCCTTCTAGTTCTATAAAAGCATCTGTGATTTGAGTATCTACTATGTCGACGTGCCTTTTGCCAATACGACCGTGATTGAATAACTGCAAGTCGCCTTCAAACTGTACTATCGGACGCTGAGCACGTAAGTCTTGTGAAAGAACTAATACCTCGTTGTTATAAGTTGCTGAAGCTTCAATGATTGCACTATGTACCCAGCGATTACTACGTGACCATGCATTTAAATCAAGTGCGTCTCTTTTTATAGTGATGTAATCTGGGAATATAGTATCTGCAAATGCATCATACACCAATGTGGCTGATTGTATTCCAGTACCTGTAACTACCTGACCTTTTTCAACTGCGGATATTGAATCAAGTGTTGTTATTTTTGTTGCACCGATAGCTATATCAGTGTTTACTTCAATGGAATTATCACCAACAGTGATTACAGTACCTGCAGTAATTTCTGCTGTTGTTGCTTTAGTAAGCATTATCCTTTGTATTGGATAATTAGTAGCTATTTCGTCGTTGTATGTTTCAGGAGTTACTAACAGTGTTTCATCAACAAGTCTAATTCCTTCACCAACATTTTCTACATAGTATGTTTTTTCCTGATACGCTGTAGGAGTAACGTCACTGTCGAATTTAATTTTTAGTCCTGAAGTAAATTCTACTCCATTGGGACTAGTATATGTATTCTCTCCTAAAATATCGGTGTCGACGTCAATGGTAAAATTATTAAAGTCTACAATTTTAATTTTAGCGTAGATATCTGCCCTATCACCATCCTGTATGTATAAAGTATCTAGTATACTGCTGATAACCGGAACTGGTTCAAGAAACTCAGTGAACTCTTTATAAAATTCTTTGTTTACAAAATTTATACCAGACTTAATGTAAACTTTATTGTCGAATGGAATAACTGTTGTTGGGAATATATTAATAAGTTTGTCAGATCCGCTGGCAATCAATTGAATCTGCCATACGCCATATCTACTACCTTGAGGAACTGTTTCACCAAAATCAAACTCAACTGACTCGCCGCTGTTTTCGTATGCTACGGTCCAAGCATCCTCTATATTAGTTAGTGTGTCTTGTAATACAAATACCGCTGTCTTACCATCTAATTGCCCAGCTAGTCCAGCAAACTGTGGATACTCTAACAAGAAATCACTTAGTAATCTATTTTGTACTTTACTGAATGGTAACGGTAGTGCATAGTCAACTGTTGCTATCGTATTTTGTGAAAGGAATCTATCTTGTGCATCTGCTTGTGGCACAGTAAATGTTACTGTACCTGTGGTAGCACCATTATTTTCTACACCTAATACATCTCTACTAGAGATAGTTGGTGTAACATTAACTAGTCCGTCTATACCTAGTTCTGTTTGTATCCAAAAACCAGCTGATTGATCTACTGCGAACGTATATGTGCCTCCTCTGGCTAATACCAATGTATTATTTTGTTCTCCAGATGAAGTAAAATCATATTGATTTTGGTTATCGTTACGACTAACTGTATAATCTTTAATTAATTCAACACCAGTTGTGTTTACTTGTACCGTACTCGGCCCATTAGGTAACCAGTAATACTGACCAAAGTTTACAAACTTGTCAAATGACACTTGTGGGTCAAAACTATAGTATTCACTAGCAAACAATCTACTTTGGTCTTCGGTATATCCGCCGTAGTATTTGACCTTATTAAGAAAATCTAAATAACTAGCAAAGAATGTTGTATTACCTTCGTCATCTTTTATTACTGTAGTTGGTTCTAACTGATAGTCTTGGCGTAATGTTGTTTCTTCTGTGATGTAGCTATCGCCTTTCTTAAAAGTTGGTGCAAATTGTCTACCAATATAACCATAAAGGTCTGTGAGGCTCGGCTCACTGACTAATTGGTCCACTGTGGCATTCAGGAACTTCTCGTTAACGTCAGTCCTAAATACTCCAGGTAGTAAATTTATACTTTTTCTTGCGGCCATTATGTTCTCATCTTTTTGATATTATTCAACTAAGCTGTTACAGTTTGGTTAAGTTGTGCGGCTGTAATAGCTGTAATAATTTGTACATTGTCTACTGTTGCGGCACTAACAATTATTTCGTTGTACTCTGCATTTATCTGTAGTAGACTACCAAATGTTTCTGTGGAACTATTCGGAACTATACTTACACTAGCTATATTTGGTGCTAGTACTGAATGTAGATACGCACTCAGTTCACTGAAGTAAAATGTTTCTCCGAAGTCCCAATTATTTAAATCAAAGTAAGTATTGATAGCCGCGATCACACTGGTCTTTACATCATTGTCGCTGACAACCACACCGTAACTCTTTACTACTTTAAATGTTGCTTGCAATGATTCTTCTGCTTTACTGCCAAAGATTGGTTTGAACTTAGCAGGATTGTATATCACTGTGTCTGACACTGTTTTATAATTTTCTAAAGTACTATAATCTGTACCTAACACTTCTGGTGTAGGTGCTACAGGCTCTGTCACAGTGTCTGTTGTGTCTTGTACCCAAGCAAGGTACTCTGTGGCATATGATTTAGTTAGTATATACAAATCCACAATATTATTTGGGCTCGGATCAATACGTCTATTGTTTGGTGAGCTATGTCTGTACTGGAAATATATGTCCTGACGTCCTACTTTGGAAGTGTAACCAGTAACTACAGACAGTGTATAAACTGCTCCGGTTATAGTTAGTTGATAGAATGTGTTAGTACTCGGAACATAAAACAGTTGTCCAGTTTGGAAAAGAGTTTTTGCAGTTTCAAGAGCAACAAGGCTGTCATATGTACTAACCACCAAGCTATTGCTTACTGGAGTTTGTATAACAAAATTATCATAGCCAAAAGTATTTTGGAAATAGACATATTTTTGATTTGTTAGTGTAGTAGGGCTTACCAGCGTTTCAAATAATTCTGGATTGTCTGGAACACCATCGTCGTTAGCATCAGGATATGTAACTAATACTTTGTTAGGATTACTGTATCCATCTGTTTCGACTACATTATCATATATGTGCCATTGATAATCTAATGCCAATGCACTAGCATCATCTGGGTTTGAATTCATTTTTAATACATTAATTTGATCCCGTATAACAAAACCTGTACGTGTATCAAATATCTTAACTTGGTCATCAAAATAAAAGTTAGTTTCTTTAACACTCTCAAAAACATATTGCAGTCCTCTATAATAAACTGAATATGTTTGTCCTACTGTTTGGAATCTGATTATCCACGAACTGTCAAGTCCTAAACTACTGGTATTACCTGCGTTTGCTAGGCTAAAGTCTCCAGCGTTCATGTTTTCAGGAGTAATTATAGTCCATTCTGATGTAAGCACATCATATCGTAATCCAAAGTCTTTAAATGCTTCTATGTATTCAACCATGCTAGTAGTTACAGCAGTTGTCAACGTGTTATTAAACACTGGAAATACTCTTACAGCTTCAGCACCTGTTGGAACTATCTGATTTAATGTTATTGGTCCTGATCCATTCTCTAAATTGCCTTCACCAGCATTGGTCCCGTCTGCTAGTACTTCGATAATTTCAGCATAGATAAAATACTTGTCTCCTGACTGACTTGGTGTTCCTGTTTGTATTGTATTCTGTGCGTCAAAATACTTTCCACTACCTGCAGAGAATTTAACAATAGCACTTTGTTTAATATATTTCTTGCCATCACTGACATAATGTCCTACCTGTAATATATTTCCAGCCGCATCATAAAAATATCCTGTAATCCCTGCATCATCTAATGACTTATTCCAGAAAGTATCTGAAACATTAATTTGTGCATAGTTACTATAGAAGAACTGTAGCGTATCTTTTTTAGTAAGTATCGGTGTAAGTTGATTAGTAATTACATTGTAGATATCATTAGTAGTAACATAACTAAAACTAAATGTGTCAAGGGTTTCATCTTTATAAAGAATTCCATCCTGACAGAATATGTTTGTGCTAGAATATTTTCCAGTGCTGTCAATCACGTCTAAGTATCTTGAAATGCCACTGGATGTTCTATTAACTGCTTTAACTTTTAACACTGAACTAAACAATGTGTACGGTAGTATATTATAGTCTTCGCCTGTTACCATACGATCTTGTGTGTAGTACTGTTGTGGTGCTTTTTGTCTTACTTCTTCAACAGTTTCTCTGGCTGTTGCATTAGTTACTGTGTATTGTAGACTAGCACGTATATTAATTGTTTCTGTTCTTCCATCTTTTGAAACATAGTTTATAGGTATAACTATTCCACGCATTTCGTCCGGTGACACTTTGTAATTTAAACCGTTGCTAGTTCTATAATACAATCTAAATCTACCTTGTGGCATTGTTGCAAAACTTCCGTCGCCAAATATTAAATCAACTTGATCGCCAGCACGTGTGTTTACTTGATAAATGTTTTTGTCAGTACTAGTATTATAAATGATATTTGTAGCACCAACACTAGGTACTGCTGTCCATAACTGATCAAAGTTACCATTTGCATCTAGTTTATATAACCAAACATCTGAATTATTAATATTGTCAACATTCAGACTATACACTCTATTAGGAACACTTTCAGAGAATGTGATGTCTATGCTTTGTAAGTCACCTTGCTTAAAGTACGTGAAGTATCCAGTGTTGTTACTGCCGTTTCCTAAATTATCATTCCTATATAATAAGTTAAAACTGCTGTTAGGTTGTGGCGCAACTTCATATATAAAAGTTTTTCCAGCTGATGTTGGAGATATCATTTCAAAAGATGTTTGTGATCCTTCAATGGCAGTACTAAATGGGTACACTGCTGTTAAACTTGGTACTTGGTTGATCTGATATTCTTCGTTTAATATATTATTAATTGTTTGGCTGTTACTTGGCTTGCCCACTGACTGTGTGGTATTAAGACTAGCATTAACAACAGCATTAAATTGTTCTTGCCAATTGTCATTTGCACTGTCTGTCCAATTAATCACTAACCCTGCAAGATTAAGTCCGTTTGAATCAAATACAGTTTCTGTAGTTGACACTGAATCTACTTTAAGGAATCCACTGGCTGGAATATTGCGTTTAGGATTGTATGATATTAGGCGTGCTAACTTTAATACAGAGTCGCGCCTCTGTGCAGTGTCAATGAAATTTTCACGAGCATTTAAGTCGCCTCTAAATGCAAGACTTTGCCCTAAGAAACTTAATAGATCAATTAATGCGATAAATTCACTTGATTCAATAAAGTCATTAAAGTCCTCCGGATAATATAAGCGGAGATAGTCTACCATGCTTTTTCTCAGAGTCTCATAGTCATAGCTTTGAAAGTCAGCATTGCGGAAAGTTTGATATAGTTTAGTCCAGTCTTCTGCGACTAGTAAACTGCTTTGTCTTGTGGTAATTGCCATATAATTTTTCCCTGTATAATGTATTTATCAGGGTTAATAAAGTACTATGTTTATTATATAGCTGTAATTGTTTGAGTTTGATTGTCGAACTGTAAGTTCATAACATTAGTTTGATCTGTTAATACGTAACGTAATTGTAGTTCAACTTGTATTCCTTGATCGTATTCTGTTACTATCACATTGTCAATACTGAGTCTAGGATCATACCCAGCGATTGTTTTGATATCTGTAACTATTACACTCTTTAGATCTTCTGTTAGAGGTTCGTGTACCACGTTCCAAATAATTGTACCGAAATCAGGATTCATTAATTTTTCACCTTTACGGATATAAAAATTATTAATTAGGTCCTGTTTTACTAATTCAAAATCCGTGAGACGGAATTTGCGAGTACGCCCTACTGTTGAAAATCCTCTGTACATAATAGCCATATTAATATTTATCCTGCTTGGACAGCTGGTAATTGTGGAGATAAAACTGCAACTGCAAATTTGCCTTTTTGGAAATAGGTATCGCCGGTTGTTCCGTTTGCATCAGCACCTCCACCGGTAGTTCTCCAAGTTTTAGCACCGCCTGCACCTAATAGATGACTAACAGCTAACAATCCGCCTACTTCGTCCACTGTGGTATCTTGCGTTACTGTTCCGTTGCTTAGTAATTGAGTATAATTCTTTTTAGTATATCCAACCATGGTACTTTCTTGTATAGTTTTGTTAGCTAAAAAACTTTCCTTGCTAGTGATACCATCTTTTCCAGTCCAAGAATTAGCATTA